TGAATATGATCCAGGTTATGTTTGCTACTGCTATGGTCTCCCATACCATAGAGGTTATGAGGAGGAATTTAAACCTTTTATTGGCAAGGAGGCTTAATGATTAGAAACCAAATGCTCTTTGAGTTTTCAAATCAAGAAACATATAAGACAGCAAAGATCCACAATGTGGATAAAACATATCGAGTTGAATTATTCTCTGAGGGAGTATTCACTCATGTCAAATATACAGATGATCTCGATGAAGCAAAATCAGTTGCTAATGCTTGGACAGCTGACGACTTCTCTGAATCAGGTTGGATTGATAACAAAGCTGATAAGTGATCTGTAAGAAGTTTATTGTCTATCATAAGAATGGCACATCAAAAATGGTATGGGCTCCCTCGAAAGAGGAGGCTTACTACCGTTATAAAAACGAGGCAAGAAGTATATTTCAGATGTATAAAACCTTATAAATAGAACGGATAGTTTTATAAAATAGGTTTAAATGTGCTTAGATTTAATAGTTACTTAACAGAAGAAAAGAACACACACATGACCCATATTGAGGATAAGATCCTTGATGGTGGTGTTGATGGCGCAAGAGATGCTATACTTGCTCTTAGATCATTAAGAGATATGCTCTCTGGTCATGCAAAAGGTCATGTAGATGTCACAGTAAAGTGGGACGGAGCTCCTGCTGTCTTTGCTGGCATCGATCCAAGAGATGGCAAATTCTTTGTAGCAAAGAAAGGCCTATTCAATAAAGAACCTAAAACATATAAGACTGATGCAGACATTGATGCAGACACCTCAGGTGATCTAAATTCAAAACTCAAAATTGCATTAGCGGAACTATCTAAGATTGGTATTAAGAAAGGTGTCTATCAAGGTGACATTATGTTCACCGATGATCTTGGTGCAGAGACTATCGATGGTGAGAAGTTTGTAACATTCCATCCTAATACAATTTTATATGCAGTACCAGCTAATTCTGATGAAGCAAAAGTAATCAAGAAAGCAAAGATCGGTGTTGTATGGCACACATACTATGAAGGTGATGATATCCACTCTATGAAAGCCTCTTATGGAGTTGATGTAAGTAAGTTTAGAAAGACACCTTCTGTATGGCAAGTATCAGCTGATCTACATGATATGTCTGGTACAGTTACTATGACTAAGGCAGAGAACCTTAAAGTAACAAGAGCTTTATCCTATGCAGGTAAAGTATTCCAAAGAATCTCAAGAAACATCCTATCAGAGATTGAAACAAATAAAGAACTTAATCAGTATATCAATACATTCAATAACGCTCAGGTCAGAGCTCGTAAGAAGATTACTAATACATCAAGACATGCAGCTGACTTTAAAGCTTTTATTGAAGACAAGTATGATACAAAGATTGCATCTATGAAATCAGACGCTGGTAAAAAGACCTGGACAGATAAGAAAGCAACAGCAATGGAATTCTTTAAGAAATATTCTGCTCGTGAGGTGGCACAGGTGTTTGAACTGCAAAAAGCAGTCGTAGCCGCAAAGGAAATTATTATAAATAAACTCAACAAGCTTAACAGTATGAGTATGTTTGTCAAAACCAGAAATGGTTTTAGAGTCACCGGCGCAGAAGGCTTTGTGGCTATTGACAAACTGAGTGGTGGTGCAGTGAAGTTAGTAGATCGCCTAGAGTTTTCTGCTAACAATTTTAGTACTGATATTATAAAAGGATGGGATTCACCAAGTAGAGGCTAATATGCAAAGTTTTAAAGACTACCTTACCGTCGACTATAAAGAAGGCGAAGACGAACAAATTAAATATAGAGCTAAGAAGCGTCGCAATGGCGCACTCGATGAGGAACAACCTTGTTGGAAAGGCTACAAACAAATCGGTACTAAAACTAAAGATGGGAAAGAAGTCCCCAACTGCGTACCTGAATCCAAAGATATCGAAGAAGCATTAGTTGTCACTAAAGGTGCATTAGCTAATATGCTAGCATCTATGTGTAAAGATAAAGCTAGCAAAGGCACTGCTTCTCAACGCGACCTAGATAATCTAGCAAAAGCACTTGGTAAGAAACTTACTGTCCATGGCAACAAAGTTGCTATCGAAGGTTTTGAGGACATGGGTCTTGATGAGTTAAATGAGATTCTTAATGTTACTCAACGCATGAAAAAGAAACAAGCAATGCGTAAGAATAAAGCTGTCCTTAAGATGAGACGTAAGATGGCTCGTAAGAGAAGAGCTGATCCAGATAAGATTAAAGCAAGAGCTACAAAGAGAGCTCGTATGGCTATGTTCAAAAAACTAGCTGGTGGTAAATCTAAATCTGGTATGTCATACTCTCAAAGAGCTGCTGTAGAGAAAAGATTGAGAGCCAAATCAGGTGCAATTAAACGAATCGCTAGAAAGCTTTTGCCAACCGTTCGTAAGGACGATATGGCTAAGATTGC